TCAAAGAATCAAAAGGTTCAGCTTCAAAAGCTGTAGCTTCAACAAAATCCGAAAAGCAAGAACAAGAAGTGATTGCTGAAGGTTCAGAGTTGAGAGACAGATTTAAGAAGTTGGCTGGTATTCTTTAATAAAATATATTTTTTGGAGAAAATATAATGTCTAAAAATCTTGGAACAATCGAAAAGTTGATGGATGGATACAATCCACACCGTCAACGCATGGAAGAAACCCGTGGATTGGTCAAGAAGTGGGAACCAACCGGACTTTTAGAAGGTTTAGATACAGAACACAAATCACACGGAATGGCAGTATTGCTTGAGAACCAGGCACGTCAGTTAATTGACGAGTCCTCTCATACAGGTACTTCCGCTAATTCTGAAGAGTGGTCAGGTGTTGCATTACCATTGGTTAGAAAAATCTTTGGTGAATTAGCAGCACAGGAATTTGTTAGTGTTCAGCCTATGAATCTTCCTTCCGGTCTGATTTTCTATCTTGATTTCAAATACGGTACTGCCCAAGCTGGATTCGCTAAGAATCAAGAAGTATTTGGTATTACTTCTGCTTCTGGCGACCCATCTCAGGGTCTTTATGGTGCAGGTACATTTGGATACTCTTCAAATGACTTCACTGGTACTGCCGCTGAAGTTGGACCTTTAACAGGTTCAGCTGATTGGTCAGACGTTGACTTTGAACCAGACTTGTCTGCTTCACAGGCTTCATCTGCAGTTGGTACACAATTAAAAACTTTTGACATCCCAATATCAAGTCTTACAAATCCAGACTTGAGTGGTGCAAGAGCTTTTGAAATTACAGGTTCAACAGCATACACTGCATTCTATCCTGCTTACACCAAAATTCTTGACGGTGTAGACGGAAACGAAGTTGACCCAGATAGTTCAGCAGCTACTCACATTCGTTTTATTGTGAAAGAGGCTTCACTACCTGGCGCAGGTGGAACAGCTAGTGTGTTGTATCATAAGCAGCCAACCGATACAACTCGTGGCGACTTTGAAGCAACAAACACACAAGTTGATGCTAATCCTGAAACTGATATTGACATACCTGAAATCGACATCGCAATGCGTTCAATCGCAATCGTTGCTAAAACTCGTAAGTTGAAAGCTGTTTGGACTCCTGAGCTTGCTCAAGACCTTAACGCTTATCACTCAGTTGATGCAGAAGCTGAACTTACTTCACTTCTTAGTGAGTACGTATCAATGGAAATCGACCTTGAAATCCTTGATATGATTCGTTTAGCTGCTAATGCTAAAACTGAAAGATGGTCAACAAGAGTTGGATATGAGTACGATTCAGGCGAATCATTATTCTTAGAGAAATCTGCTAACTCTAATGCTTACACAAAAGGTGAGTGGTTCCAAACTCTTGGAAACAAAATACAAAGTGTAAGTAACGCAATTCATCAGAAGACACTCAGAGGTGGAGCTAACTTTATCGTAGTTTCTCCTGAGACAGCAACAATCCTTGAATCTATTCCTGGATATGCTACTGATTCTGACGGTGATTCAAACAATAAATCCTATGCAATGGGTGTACAAAAAGCTGGTTTATTAAACAACCGCTTCACCGTATATAAGAACCCATACCAGTTCGAGAACACAATTCTCGTTGGTTTCCGTGGAAGTAACTTCCTAGAAACTGGTGCTGTGTATGCTCCTTATGTACCGTTGATAATGACACCTCTTGTATACGACCCAAAGAACTTTACTCCACGTAAAGGTGTAATGACCAGATACGCTAAGAAGATGGTCAGACCTGAATTTTACGGTAAAGTTATTGTTGCTGATATTGACTTAGTCTAAAATCAATAACAAAAGTCGTACTTAGGTACATACTTAAAAGGGTGAGTTTAACGACTCACCCTTTTTTGTTTATAATTGTTCATTGTTATATTTATTAATGAGAAAATACATATAATTTAGGAGATTTTTATGGCTCAAGAACCGATATGGGCAGGAAGTAGTTCGTTTCAGGAAGGTGATACCCCCTGGGGATTTTACGATACTGATACTGAATTTACATCTTCTGCTGATAAATTTGCTGATTGGTGTGCTCGTAGATTAGGTTATCCTATTATGGCAGTAGAACTTCAATCAGGTTCGTTCTATGCTTGTTTTGAAGAGTCAGTAAGTGAATATTCAGCACAAGTCAATCAATTTAATATTCGAGAAAATTTATTAACTCTACAAGGTCAAGCAACAGGTTCAGATAATAACGTTACTCACAAACGAATCACACCGACTTTAGGTAGAAGTATTCAGTTATCAAAACAATATGGTACTGAAGCAGGTGTTGGAGGTGATGTTGATATTAAGAAAGGTTCAATCACCATACATAGTGGTTCACAAGAGTATGATTTGAATGCTTTGTATGCTGATGTATCTGAAAGCGGAGCTATCGAAATCAAAAGAGTGTATTATGAAGGTACACCAGCTATGCAAAGATTTTTCGACCCATATGCTACAACAGGATATGGTACAATAAATATGGTACAAGGATTCGGTTTCGGAAATTATTCACCAGCTGTATCATTTACTTTGATGCCAATATTTGAAGATTTATTACGAGTTCAAGCTATCGAGTTGAATGACGCTATCAGAAAGTCAGCTTATTCATTCAATCTCGTTAATAATAAAGTCCGAATATTTCCAGACCCTGAAGAGTCAAGTACTCTATATTTCGACTATGTTGTAACTAATGATAGAGATAATCCTTTACAGGCTGATTATAGTGGTTCTGTAAATACTATTTCAGATTACTCAAATGTTCCATATCAGAATATGGAATATAAATTCATAAATGATGTAGGTAGACAATGGATAAGAAAGTACGGATTAGCTCTTACAAAAGAATTGTTAGGTATAATTCGTTCTAAATACGGAACTATTCCGATACCTAATGCTGAAACAACGTTAGACGGAGAAACTTTAAGAAGTGAAGCAGCGGCCGAAAAAGAAGGACTCATTACAGAACTAAGAGAAACTTTAGAGGCAACAAGCAGAAAAGCTATGTTAGAAGCTGACAAAGATGAAGCAGAGTTTCTACAAGAAAAACTTAATAAAGTTCCCTATCCAATTTACATAGGATAATCAAATGGCAAGTCGATACTATCCTCAAAAAGACATAAATACTTTCGATAAGTTCAATAAAGAACTTGTAGGTAATTTAGTAGCCGAAAAAGACGGAATAATAAATCAGACGGTTGTTATCTACAAAATATCAGCTTATGATACAGAAGTAAATATGTATGGTGAAACATCAGGAGGTAAAGTTTTTAAACCTGGAGTTCAAGTAGCTTGTATAGTAAGTGCCGATGAACAAACGACTACAACTGATGAGTTTGGTCCTGACCTACAACAGACAGCTACATTTTCTTTTATAAGACAAGCTCTACAAGACATAAGTTATGTTGTTGAGATAGGAGATGTAATTAATTGGAATAACGGATACTGGGAAGTTTCTTCTATAAATGAAAATCAACTCATAGGAGGACAAACAGACTTTAACCATTCGGTCGTTTGTACAACGTTCTTAGTAAGAATTTCACATCTAAACATTGAAAGAGTGAGAAGTGTATAATGTCATTAAAACCCTTACCCCGAAAACAACGAGTAGAAAATCGTGGTTATCAATACTCAAGGAAAGACAAAGATAGAACTAAAGACATTTCTGTTACTTTAGAAGACATTGATTCAGCAATCTTTTTTTATTTTGATAATGTAATTAAACCATCTGTAAAAGAAAACGGAGAACATATAAAAGTTCCTGTAATGTACGGTTCAGTTGAGAGATGGAAATCAATACTCAGAGATGGTTTTTTACGTGATAAGAAAAAACAAATCATAACCCCATTAATTGTTTTCAAAAGAACAACAATAGGTATAGATGGTTTAGTTCCTCAGGACAAGTTAGATGCTAACAATCCCAATCAATTTTTTCCGTTTCAAACAAAATACTCACAAATCAATAGATATGATAACTTGACTACTCAATTAGGAGTTGTTCCTCAACGTGAGTACTACAACGTTACTTTTCCTGACTATGTAACCGTCTCTTATGAGTTTATAATATGGACTACTTACATTGAACAAATGAACACACTTGTAGAAAGAATAAATTACGCTGATGGTGCTTATTGGGGAAATCCAGACAAAATGAGATTTAGAAGTAAAGTTGAAAGTTTTGAAGATGCAACTGAAATATCAGACGCTGAGAGAATTGTTAGAACTAATTTTGAAGTTACAATAAATGGGTATTTAATAAGTGAAAAAGGAAACGAAAATAAATCTACAACTGAAAAATTTATTACACCTAAAAGACTTAAATTTATAAACGAGGTAGTTACTGATGTCGTCTAAACCGTTACCAAGAAAACAAAGAGTATTAAATAGAGGATTTCTTTACACGAGAACTGGAGATGATGTAGCTGATTTATCAGTAAATTTAATTGATATTGATTCCTCTATATTGTATTATTTTGAAAATATTATACAACCTTCAGTTGAAGATAATGGTGAAAATGTTAAAGTACCTATAATGTACGCCTCACCAGAACGTTGGAAAGCTATTCAACGTGATGGTTTTATGAGAGATAAAAAAAGACAAATAATAACACCTGTCGTTGTTTATAAAAGAACCTCAGTCGAAAGAGATGAGACGGTTCCTCAAGATAAATTAGATGCTAACAATCCTAATCTTTTTTACTCATTTGAGAAAAAATATTCACGAGCTCATAGATACG